AAGCCTCAAATTTCGAGCGCGACTGCAATTACAATACTGAGTTCGGGCCCCTAGCTCATGCTTGGTTAGAGCAGCGGACTCATAATCCGTTGGTGCCGTGTTCGACTCACGGGGGGCCCACCATACACATCAAGGGGTTACAGCAATGTAACCCCTTTCTTTTTGCTTCAAAATTAGCGAGGGTTCAACAAAGGTTCAACCGCATTTGAGCCTAATTTGTTTAACGGATTCAATTTCAAGGCTTCTTCCAAGTGATCTGGCGCTAGATGTGCGTATCTAAGCGTCATTTTTAAGTCACTGTGACCGAGAATTCGTTGAAGATTCAAAATATTTCCGTTACCGATCATGAAGTGACTGGCAAAGGTGTGGCGTAAAACATGCGTCAACTGCCCTTGAACACGTTTAATTGATGTTCTTTCAATTGCGCTTCTGAAAGCACTGGATGCGCTGCTAAAAATGCGCTCACCTTGTCCGTGTAGCTTGTGATGGTTAATAATTTCTTTTTCCATCATGGCTTCAATTGGAATAGCACGAACTTTTTTAGATTTTGTTTCGGCAAATTGGACACGTTTGGCTTGCAGTTGATTCATCCGTAAACTTTCAACTTCGTCCCAGCGTCCGCCAGTCGCTAGACAAATTCGAGCAATCAACAATACATGCACATTGCTGGAGGCAGCAAGCGAATCTAAAAGCTCTTGAATTTGCTCCAAACGCAAATACGACATTTCGCGTTCTTGAATTTTGAACTGTTTGAGGTTTTTTAGTGGGTGTTCTTTTTTCCAAATACCCAGCTCAATCAACTTGCTGAACACGCCACGCATATAGGCATGTTCACGATTGGCGGTGTTCAATGAAATACCACTTTCAATCCGCGCGGTGCGATACATGGAAAAAGTATCCGCTGAGAAATTTTCAGCGGCTGGATTACCAAGTGCCGCACAGACTGCCTTCAAACGGTTGTGTGTTTGAACGCCATCACTTAGGCCGATGCCGTGACGGTCATACCAAATTTGACAAAGTTCGCTGAGGTAACGAACATCTTTTTTCAATGGTTGCCAGTCAGGTGCTTCTTGTACTTTTGCTCGTACATGCCGCTCCCAAGCGAGGCCTTCAGCTTTTGTCTTGAAAACCTTTTTTACACGTTTCCCAATTCGCCCCCCAGGTTGGATGTTGACCTGCCACTTCCCGCTATCAAGTTGCTTGATGGTCATACGTTGCGATTCTTTTGTCTTGAGCCAAATTGATTTGATTTCTTAATCTTTCAATTTCTTCTTTTTTACTTGAGAATTTCAAAACTAAGCTTGAAATTAGTTGCTGTTGCTGATCGTCGATTTCAGCATCAGATAGTGAGTTCACTTCAATTCGTAGCTGGTTAAATATTTCTATTGCTGCATCAATCGGAATATGCAAAAGATATTGATCTAAAAAAATATCTATCCACCTTACGGTTTGATAAAACGCAGCGTTTTTTGTGGCGGGAACTTGTTTTTTATCGATTAGATCAAGTGAGTCTAGTACCTTCAAGCCTTTGATTATTGACTTTGAGATTTTCTCATCGCTTGACTTTATTTCTTCTAAAAAAAACTCGTTTGTTGCGTTATTTTTTAGCTCCCTGAACGTAGAAATTGAAACGTCATTTGGACTTGAGTGCCCGTAGTCGAAGTCCGTTATGCCTGTAACCAACCAAAAAGCATGTTTAGGCCATGCCTTTGCTACTTTTTCAACTAGTTCAGCTGATGGACGTACACCTCGCGTCAAATATGTTTTCCATGTACCGGCGGCAATCCCAGTCTTTTCTTCGAGTTCTTTGTACTGGCGCAATGGGTTTGTACTTGCTTCGATAAGTACTTTCAGCCTTTCGTGCATATCCATACGAAATCCTTGTGATTTAAATAAATTGATGCTAGAATAGGTTCAATTGAATCTACACATGGTGCATTACATACGGGATTGATTATGACCGCAACAACTGATTTTTCGCAAACCCAAGCTTTTCAATCGATAACGACGCCCGTGCTTTCACGTGTGCGTTTCTCAGAAATTATTGGCGTGTCGGAAGGAACGGTAATCGGCTGGTGTAACAAAGGTTTACTTGAAACCATAAAAATTGGCAAACACAGCCTTATCAACATGGAAGCACTACGCCTTCAATGTCGTGAAAAAGGATTAGCTCAATGATCGCGGCGACATCACGGCAAATGTTGCGTCCGTGCCTGCCCGCAGCGAAGCGAGGACAGCCACGGACGCAACGCGCCGCGAAAACTCAAAAAATCATAGCAATGCCCCACGAGACATTCGGGGATAAACAAAAATGAAAAACTACCAAACCGACGAACGGCTTGCCTTAGAAGGTAAAAAAATCAAAGTCCTATCAGCTGAACGGGCGGTTAAGGCAGATGCTGGCGTGGTGGTTGATTATTTTCGTTGCACCGTGTCACGTGAAGCCTTGTGGGATTCATCAATTCCAAGCAAAGGCGAATTGATAGTAGATGGTTTGCAGCTAGATAGCGAAGTTGTTTACGATTTAGCGGTACATTTTTCAAAAATTCTTGGTTTTGAAATTGGCGAATCTCGTCCAGGACGTGATTACTACGACCATTCATTCACCATAGTGAACGAACATGGTCAAGAAGTTGCTAGCGTAAGTGGTGGCGGTGTTAGTCAACGCGGTACATTTTGTTTCAGTATGAAGGGAAACGCCTGTACCTTCGCACAAGTTGGCTGGGAACAACGCGCATACGATTTCTTTGCGCCTATGAACGCAAAAGTCACACGCATTGACCTCGCCAGAGATTTTTTTCAGGGGCAATATGGTTATCAACAAGCCGTCCAAGCCTATCAAGATGGTGAATTTAGCTACCGTGGTCGCGCACCCTCAAAATTAGCGTTTGGTGATTTGATAGATGGTCATAGCACCACGTTTCAAGTTGGCAAACGCGAAAGTGGCAAAATTTTCCGAGGCTATGACAAGGGGCATCAATTTAAATTGATGGACGATGCATGGTGGCGTGCCGAGGTCGAACTCCGTTCTGCTAATCGAATCATCCCCCTCGAAACCCTGATTAGACCCGCTGCGTTCTTCGCTGGAGCATACGGCTTTACAGCCCGAATCCTTGAGGACGTAGAGCCTCAAAGCATCCCAACGCTGCAAAGGGTTGCAGAAGCCTCAGTAGAGCGTACGGTTCGCTGGTTTGAACGCACTGTAGCACCGTCACTGGTTCACATATCCCTAGCGGCTGGCTTTGATTGGCTAACACATATTGCAGTTGACCAAGCCTATAGACCGTTGCCACGTTCTCTACAGGGAATTTCAGCGGCCTCTATGAGGGCTGGCATTCAAACCGCACTTAAACGATTTTCTCCAACACCATCCGTACCGGCCGGATTGGTGGCTATTTAAACGCCGGATTTTTAAGGAAACTTCATGAAATTCAACTCACGTATCACGGTTCAAGGTATCAAAGGCAGCAAGGGAACGCTAGAAAGCGGTCAAGCCTATGACAGTACCAAAATTTATGTTCAGACTGGTCTTGATGATTCCAAAGGCATGGGTAAAGGGTTCTCAACGGTTGAATACGGGTTCGGCACATCTGACGAATATCACAAGCTGAAACATCTGCCGTTTCCAGTGGACTTCGACGCTGAGCTTGAGATTGTCACCAACGGCAAAACTCAAAAGACTCAGATCATCAGCCTCAAGCCGGTTGAGATCACCAAACAAGCTAAGGCTGCGTGATGTGGTGCCGCCCTCGCTGGTTAGTCCAGTCCACGGAAGACGGTTCATTTCTGGCCGCTGACGGTGAGGGCGGTGTAACCACAGTTCAATTATTTGGTTCAGCGGATGCATTTGACGAACCTGAATCAGCCGTTGAAGCCTTGGCCGATCATTTAGACGGCCACGGCGTAATTATCCAAGTATTTGCACCTGCAGAAAAAAATGAAATCGTCCACTGACAAATTCACCTCTGAAATGTTCGGTAACCGTCCAGGTCGTCCCCGCAAGGTCAACGCCCTAACGCCTGCCGAACGCACACGCAAGCACCGCAAAACCAAAGCGAAAGCCGAGAAAACCATTTCCGTTTCAAGTAACGAAAACTGCGCTTGGTGTGGTGGAGTGCGAAACGGCTGCTGTGGCATGTGCAGCATCGGACAACTTGGGCGTAAAGACTAAACACCATGGCTACAACCGTTTGGATCGTCCTGTGCAAACAAACACCTGATTTGGGTGGCGTTACTTTGGGTCAGTTGTGCCCGATAGCCCAGCGCGTAAGCGTCCAAACAACCATTGAAGCATTGCAGGTACAGACAACATCAACGAACCCGCTGGGCAACTTGAATTCAACTGACGCTGCATCTGTCTTCATGGCCGCATTTTCTATCGTCGTGCTTAACTTTTTGATTGGGCGCGGCGTAGGTACTGTATTGAAACTTATCCGTAATGGTTAAGGCAATCCGTGACGGGCGGTTCTCGTCGTTTTTTATAGGAAATTGAATGAAAACTTTTAAACAAGCTCTCAAATACGGTGCGGTTCTCGCAACTGTGGCCGCTGGCTCTGCACATGCTGCAGTAGATTTGTCTGCAATCACTGGCGCATTCACAGCCGCTGACGTAATCACTGCCGTTATGGCAATTGGTCTGGTGTTGGCAACTATTTACGCAACCATGACGGCTGCAAAGATGGCGTTGAAGTGGATTCGTGGCGGTTAATCGACGCTTTTAATCATGCATGAAATCGACGGGGTAGGCCACCCCGTCACTTAATGAAAGATCTGTATGTCCGAAAATTTATGCTTGTCACTATCAGACGCAATTGTCGCAGTAGTCTTCTTAATGGCATTGGGTGCTTCAGTTTACTTTGCTGTTGTGGCCGCCTATGAAATTAAGAGATTTCAATGACAACTGAGCAATATTGGTATTTATTCATTTTTGCTTGGGGCATTTCTTGCGCTTGGGCGCTCATCAAAGGACTTGAATGAAAACCGTAATTCGATTTTTACTTTACAAGTTGCTTTTTAAGTTGATAGTCATCAGTTTAATTTTTTCGATTTCAAAACATTCATACGCTTTATCACCATCAGACGCGGCGTATTGGAATATGAATCGTACGCTTTCTGGCACAGTACAGGAAGGCATTGCTAAACGTGGATTTGCAACAACTGATCCACGTGTGGCAAATACATTGGCACGAATATCGCCAGCGTTAAAAGTTGTTGCTGGTGGCGCTGCTGCGGTCGTGGCAGGCTCAGTAAGTGCTCCAGTTTGGGCATCAATTGCTATTGGAGTCGGCGTTAGTTACGCCTTACCTTATGCAATCGATCTTGCCATAGCAGGTGTTAAGTGGCTATTTCGTTCGGACGGTCTCATTGACGAAAGCGGCTCACCTTCCACAGTTGATACCTCTGGCACTATGACTGCTGGCGGAGAATATTGGAAAAGCTCAGGTTATCCAAAAGAAATAGCGGGTGCAAATGGTGAAGCAATAGCGAGACAAAATTATTTTGACCGCCGTGCTTTGCCTGGGAACAGTTATATGACTGAAACACCTGTATGTGTTGTGAATTCCACAACTACTAGCATTACGATTGTCTGCGGTGGTTATGGCATAGCAACTAAATACACTTCTGGTGCTCCAACAACATGTCCTAAGGGCTTGTTTTCTGACAACGGTCACTGCATTGGGTATACATTTCCTACCCCGACATCAATTCCAGCTCAAAATGGACGTACATTGCAACAGGCAGTCAATGACTTACCTTCGCAAGATTTAAACAAAGAACTCAATCCTGACTTGATTGCGGCACTTGTAAATCAAGCATGGCGCTACGCTGCTGAACAGCCCGGATATGACGGTTTGCCTTACCCAGCATCAAACCCTATAACTGGTGATGAGGTAAGCAATTGGACAAAAGCAAATCCAACGCTAGCGCCAACGGTAAGCGATTTTGTTACTCCGCGCCCAGTGACTACAGCATCTCCAAATCCTTGGGCATTAACCCCAACACCTACAGCACCAGTATTTACTCCTGCACCCCCACCCAATACCAATACGACAAACCCCGGTGCAGCGAATCCAATAGCCAATCTTGGTCCCGATCCGGGCATTGGAGCACCTTCTTTAGAGACGCCTCCAACACCAGCTGAGATTCTTGCTCCTATATTAAATTTGATGCCTGCACTTAAAAACTTCACGCCAAATACGCAAGCTGGAACATGTCCTACGCCATCATTTCAAATATTCGGCAGTTCAATAACTTTGAGTGCGCACTGCACCTTAATTGAGAGTAATAAGGCAATTATGCAGGCCGCGATGGGCTTTGCGTGGGCTGTGATGGCTATGTTCATACTTTTGTCTGCATAAAGGTTAAATATGTACGGAATCCTAACCTCTGCATTGTTTGGCGTTCTTGGCTGGCTAGTCAAGTCTGTACTGATTAAGTTTGGCGTTTTCTTTGCTTTGTATTTTGTCACTACCGGCTTTGTTTCACTCATTGTGGGACTGTTACCTGATGGAAGCGCAGTGAATGGGGCGTTGTCAGGTATTGGTCAAGCAACTTGGTTTTTTCTTGATGTATTCATGCTGCAAACTGGGTTGTCAGCTGTAATTTCCGCATATGTGACGCGCTTCATCATTCGCCGCATTCCTCTTATTGGTTAACGTTATTTTTTATAAAAAGAGTAAATCATGAAATATTTACGTCAAATCACATACACACATTTCTTCATTGCGTTAGCATTTTTTGCACTGGGTGTGATTTTTGCAACTTATGTTTTTGAACAGTATTTATACCGACTGGATGCTTTTTACAGCCTCGTTCCCAAACGTTAGGCGATAACATGCCAATTAATGCTTATACAGGTCTCATGGGTTCGGGCAAGTCTTATGAGTGCGTATCCTCCGTCATAATACCCGCCATTAAAACTGGTCGCCGTGTCGTAACAAACGTTGATGGTATCGATAGCGATTCAATTCGCGCATACTGTCATGAACAATATCAAATTGATCTTGAAAAGTTAGGCGAGGTTGTCCATTGCAAAAACGAAGACGTACCAAAATCTGATTTCTTGCCGCACGGTACATCGGTCGATACATTTTGCAAAGCTGGTGATTTAATTTGCATTGATGAGGCTTGGCGCTTTTGGGGTGGTGATTGCACACTTTTACAAGAGCATAAAGTCTTCTTTCGTGAACATCGGCACTACGTGCATGAAATTACGAAAGTAAGCTGCGATCTTGTATTGATGGTTCAGGATATTAGCGATTTGCATAGAATTTTGAAAGTCGTTGTTGAAGTGAGTTTCAGAACCACGAAACTTAAATCACTAGGATTCAATAAATCGTATCGCGTCGAGATGTGGGAGGGTTGGAAGCAAGCGAATAAGTCACGCGTCGCGGTAGAAAACAAGACATACAAAAAAGCGATTTTTCCGCTGTATTCATCCTATGTCGGCGGCAGTGGAAAAGAACTCCAAGTTGATAAACGTCAAAACGTACTTAGCAGCCCAAAGTATTGGGTTTTAGGATTTCTTACCTTGACCGTCATGGCTGGTGGAATTTATTCAACATACAATTTTTTTAGCGCTAACAAGTACAAAAAAGATTCTGTAGGAACATCGAAAAACGGTGTTCAAACACCTGCTGGGACTGTCGCAGCGGCATCTGGTGGCGCTAAAGCAGTTAATCCAAACATACCCCCTGTGTCAGAGACTTGGCGCGTCACAGGCTCTATGAGGCTTGGCGATCAGTCATACGTCATCATCTCAAACGCTGCTGGCCGTATCCGTCTAGAACATCCATCGGCGTTTCAAAATCAAGGTCTGTCTACCGTAGGCAGCGTTGACGGTGAACGTGTCATGGTTTGGAGCGGTGTGGCTGCTTCATCGTTTTTACCGAGTGAAAAAAAATGAAGGTCATTACTTTGTTAGTTCGTTTCTTTGTTTCTTTCTTCATTACTTTCTTACTTTCGTTTTCTGCGTTCGCACAAAAGTCATCAAAACCTGCCAGCTTTAACTTTTCAAGCATCAATGTGGCTCAGGTCGTTCAACTCATCTATGGCGAAGTGCTGGTAACGCCTTACGTCATAGACCCTGAGGTTTTGAGTGATGCGCGGTCGGTGTCGTTTCGGTACTCGTCAGAAAAGGGCGATATTCGCGCATTTCTTAAAACTTTCCTTGATTCCTTGGGTTTCACTGTTGAACCACGAAACGGTATCGACTTCATCGCAAAACGCAAAGCTGAGGAAATCAAAGAAGCTGATACGGAAGCATTTGTGTACTTGCCAAAATTTAGAGACGTTCACTACATTTCTCGCCTGTTGTCACCACTATTTAAAGGCAGCTTCTCCGTCAATCGGTCGGTAGCATCCCCGCAAGGCGCTAAAAGTGATAAGCCAGTGCCAGAGGGTTCGGCTGCCTCCATGATTGACCAGACAGCCGATGCGCTGGTTTTCTCAGGCTCTGATAAAGAGATTCAAAAACTCAAAAAACTACTGCCCCAAGTTGATCTAGCCATCGGTGAAGTCGTTGTGCGTGGTGTGGTTTATGAGGTCAACACCACGGACAAAGACGGCTCGGCGTTTGGCGTGCTGGCTTCGCTATTCGGCGGTCAACTCACTTACGGACTAGGCGCTGCTAATCCAATTGGAAATTTCCTACGTTACAAAAACCTGTCTTTTGATTTCATCGCGTCATCTCTTAGCCAGGACAACAGATTCAAGGTCATTTCAACGCCCTCCCTGCGAGTTCGCTCTGGCGGTAATGGTACGTTCTCGGTAGGGCAGGATGTGCCCGTTCTAGGCTCAGTGAGCTATCCAAGCAACGGCCAAGCGGTGCAAAGTGTGGAATACCGCTCCAGTGGCGTGATATTTAATGTTCAGCCAACAGTACGTGAAGGCGTGATTGATTTGGGTATCGATCAGCAGCTTTCAAACTTCATTACCACGACAACTGGCGTGAACAACTCGCCCACACTAACCAAACGTGCCCTTAAAACGATGGTAGGCATGCAGGACGGTGATGTGATTGTTTTGGGTGGTTTGACTGAGACAAAGGAAAGCGGCAGCCGTGATGGCTTGTCATTCATTCCTAAGTTTTTTCACACGACGGGTAAAGAAAACAGTCGTTCAGAGATTTTGTTAGTGCTGCAAGTGCAGCGAATTTGAAAGGTTGATATGGCTACTAAAAACAAAAAAAATGATAACTGCATTACTGAGCTACTCGGGCAAGTTTTGCGAGCAAAAAACGACACTGGTAGATGCGATTGCGCAGATTTTTTTAAATCTACAACGACAGATCCAAAGACGGGAATAGTTACACTTCATTATTCAATCATTTCTACGTTCGTATTCGACTTTGGTCAAGGCGATACGATAGGTGAAGCGCTTGCTGATTTCATGGGTCAATGCGAAGAGTCTGGCAGCAAGGCATTCATTGAGCCAAAAATTTTTAATGCTCATCTTTTGGAAATGGTTGCCGAAGAGAAAGCAAAAACCGAAAAGAAAGAAATTTAAACCATGCTCATACTCGTAGATCAAGATGGTGTCATCGCAGATTTTGACCGTGGTTTTTACGAAGCATGGCAAAAATCAGGGCATGAATACCCTGCAATTGAGTTACAGCATCGCCGCAGTTTTTACGTCAAAGACGATTACCCCAGTGCCCTTCAAACCCTTGCTGTTGACATTATTACGGCCAAAGGATTTTTCCGAGACATGCCTCCGATTGTTGGTGCTGTTGAATCACTTAATCAACTTTTAGAACTTGGTCATGATGTCCGTATTTGTACATCTCCATTAAATACGTATAAAAATTGTGTGCAAGAAAAATACGAATGGGTGGAGCGAAATTTAGGTTTGGATTTTGTGTCGCGCATGATCGTAACCAAAGACAAAACGGTCGTTGTAGGCGATATTCTGATAGACGATAAGCCTTCGATCAGTGGCACACGAACACCCACATGGAAGCATATCGTTTACGACCAACCCTACAATCGTCATGTTGATGCTTTGCGATTATCTTGGGCTAATTTCCGTCAAGTTTTAAAAGAAGCGCATCCAAATTTCAAGCACCGTTATACGCTTGGAGAACTGATACAGCAGTGCGACTCTAATGCTGAGCCTCCTTCTGATTTGATGGTTTGGGATACAGCTCGTCCGATTGGCAACGAAATTTTAGACTACACACTACCTGAAGGTGTCCAAAAATGAAATTTCCTGTAGCCATCACTCCTGACGCGGCCACCATCTGCGAACACCACAAAACATCGTTCGCGCCCTGAAAGCCTGAGACTACGCGCACCTGCCATCTATCAGAGCCCATGAAGCGTTAAAACAGTCTGGGAGACTGTTTTATGAGGGCGGTAGCGTGAAGAAAACCGCCTCAAAGCGGTTTTTAGCGTATCCCGACCGAAAGCATGGGCGAACCTGCCATCTTGGCGCTCTACCTCTTCTGCGCGTCACGTATCATAGGCGCATGGCACTTACATCACAGGCTTTGACAGCCCTCAAAAAATACATAGCTCGCGCTGATACTGGTTCGATAGGAAAAGACACCATTTACAAAGCGGTTGTTTTGACCACGAAGCAGCGCATTGAGGTCACACAGCATCTGCAAGCGCTTTGGAATAACCCAGATTACCAATGCCCTGACGTGATTGATTTAAAGCCACGTCATGGCTATGAAAGCCGCGTTATAAAAGATGGGTTTCCATCTGAGCAATACATTCAATGGTTGCTAGACGGCTGCTCAGATCAGTCAGGGGTCGCCATTGATGATCGTGAAAGACCACGCCTTGAAACTGGCTTATTCTTGGACTACGTAGGAGCTGGTTATCATATCCACGTACCGATCAGGTCAGATGCCCGTGGTGTGGTGTATGTCGATGATGTGATACCAAAAGGGCTGGCTTCTGGCTCTACAAAAAAGTAACAGTCCTCTCGGCTTATCTCTATAACCGTCTTGCAAAAGCAGACATGCCGAACATAGAGGGCTGTGGGACTGTTGAGTGAATTATAGAGCTAAAATCAAATCAGTGCTTAAAACCGCTGTAAAGGAACAACAATGGTTCAACCGTATAGTTGTTTAACGGATGTTTATAGTTAGATAACATGCGCTAAGTCTTTGTTTTGTAAGCTATAGTTAGATAAAGTTAGACGTTTTACGGGACTCATAATCCGTTGGTGCCGTGTTCGACTCACGGGGGGCCCACCAGATATCACGGCAATATTATGCATCTAATTTGCTTCTAGT